TATAAAGTAAAATGGCTACAAGACAAAGGTATTAAAGTTGCGGAAGCAATTGATGATGACTCTGAAGCAAGAAGATTGTATACCAAAGCAGGAGTAAAAGCAGTTTCCCCGAACTCTTTTAAGTCAATTCCTTCGGGTTTCTTGCAAGGCTTGGCAATCTTCCCTTCAGAGAAAGATGCTCAAATGTGGTCGGAGGAAATGGGTTGTGGTGGTATTGTAGAACCTGTAGAGTATATGGGTAAAAGACAATTTCAAGCCTGTTCTTACAAATTGAAGAAAGAACAGATGCGTTCCCAATTCTCAATAGACAAAGAAAAGAGAATGTTATACTCACCAGCGATGAAACCTGGTATTCTAATTCCAAGAATTGATGAGGTGACCCAAACGAAATATTTTGTAACATTTACTCCTGAAACAATAGAGAAGATGGCTCAAAGGTTCTTGATAGAAAAGAGAACTGATAAAACTAACTACGAACATTCAGACCAAAAGTTTGATGGGGTATATTTAGTGGAGAGTTGGATTGTGAATGGAGACCAAGATAAAGCCTATACATTAGGTTATTCTAAACAAGAAATACCAAAAGGGACTTGGTTTGTAGGATATAGGATTGATAATGACGAAGTTTGGAGTATGATTAAACAAGGTAAAGTTAAAGGATTGTCTATTGAAGGCAACTTTGAATACAAGCTTTCTGCCATCAATACTGATGAGTATTTATTGGAAGAAATAATAAACATAATCAATAAAATTGAGCAATAATGAATGCAACAGAAGCAATTGATAAAATTGTAAAACTGCTCGGTTTGAAGTTTCAGAAGGAGTCGTTCTTCAGAACATATCTAAAAGATGGCGAAACTGAAATCACTAACAATTTGGAAGGTGATTTTCAGGTAGGTCAAACTTTATATGTTGTAGGAGAGTCAACACTTTCACCAGCACCTAAAGGTGAGCACACCACTCGTGAAGGTCTTATATTGGTTGTAGATGCCGAATCTACCATCTATGAGATTAAGAGCGAGATTGAAGAAGCTATTGAAGAAGTCCAAGAAAATGAAAATGAAATGGAAGGTTCAAAAGAAAAAGTCAAAATGGTAGAAGCCAAAGATGCACAGGGAAACATTCTTGAGTCAGACACTTTTGATGTCGGAGAAATGGTTTATGTTGTTGGAGCTGACGGTGAGAAAACACCAGCACCCAACGGCGAACACCAAGTAGTTCTCAAAGACAGCGAAGGTAATGAAGTAAAGATTAGAATACAAACTGAAGATGGTAAGATTATTCAAAGAGAGAATGTAGAACAAATGTCTACAGAGTTCGCTGAATACCCTTGGGACGAATGCATGGCTGATATGATGGCTCGTTATGGTTCCGAAGATACTGCTAAAAAAGTATGTGGAGCAATCAAAGCGGGTAATTTTATGAAGATGCCAGGAGCACCTGAAGATATTGAAATGGCGAAACAAGAATTAGTTTCTAAAGTTCTCAATACTGAAATCAACCAACAATTTGAATCAATCAAAGAAAGTATCAATACACTTGTTAGTGTTGTTGATTCATTAAACGGAAAGTTCAAGACAGATATTAGTTCGCTAAAATCAGATTTTGAAACTTTCAAAAAACAACCAGAAAGAAAACCCTTTGAGAAGAAACTTGACTTGAAAGATAGTTTTGATGATTTCAGGGTTGACTTCCTAAAACAAATAAAAAAATAAAAATTAAAACAATAACAGAAAATGAAAAACAAACAAAAGTTTTCATACGACCTTAATAACCTTTCTGTTTGGGTGGACGAGAATGCAACTGATATGTTGATTAAGTCAATCTTGGGTGAAGTATTGCCTAAATACGCAACCATTAGACCAAACATCAAAGGAACTCAAAAGGTAGGTTTCTTAACCAACGATGTTATTTTCCAAGATGGTTCTTGTGGATTTAACGCTTCTGGAGACACGACTATAGACCAAGTAACAATCGCTACTTGTAATAAGCGTGTGAACCAATCACTTTGTCCGTATGATTTATACGACTACTTCCTTTCTCAAAGATTAAGCAATTCTAACTTCCAAGAGTCAGTGCCTTTTGAAGAGTTGGTAATGCAAGACATCTCTAACAGAATTGCTAATGAAATTGAAAAGCAATTGTGGAGAAATAACACAGGCACAGGTGCTACTCAATATGATAATGCATGTTTTGACGGAGCAATCAGATTGATTACTTCAGGAAACGGTGCTACTCAAGTTACATACACTGCGGCTACATCTTCTAACGGTCTTGATGTATTCTCAAAATACTATGAGAATATCCCTGCGAATGTAGCTCACAGAAATGACCTTGTTGCTTTCTGTTCTTATTCTGACTATAGAGGTTTAGTAGCTTCTATGAGGAATCAATCTTATGTAAACTTATTTGACTTCAACGACAAGAGTGCGGCTCAAGGTCAAGAGTGGGGAGTAATCCTTCCAGCTTCTAACTTGAGAATAATTCCGACACAAGGCTTGGACGGACAGAACAAAGTTTATGTTGGTCCTTCATCTTACTATATGGTAGGTATGAACGCAACTGAAGATGGTGGAATAGACATCAAAGGTATGTATGACCCTTACCAAGATGTAGTTAAAATTATGGCGAGAATGGTTTACGGATTAGGTGTCTTCTCTGTAGATTCTTTCGTTGTAGCAAGATAAAATAAACCCAAAAAACAAAACAATTAAATATGAGTTGCTTTATTTCAGACGGTTATACTCTTGATTGTAGGAACGCCTCAATAGGTGGTCTTAAACAACTTTGGATTTTGGGTGATAGTGGAAACACAATCTCAAACTACACGGTTGATGGAAACAGCAAAATTAATTCAGTAACAGGTTCTGGAACTTTCTATAAGTTTGAATTGGTAAAACAATCTTCAAGCTTCTCTGAAGAAATCCAGGTGAACGATGTTGCACAATCTGTTTCTTTCGTTCCAACAATTCAGGTTTCATTACCGAAATTAGACCAAGCACTTCGTAACTTGTTCTTTGATTTAGTCAAGCAGAACGAGCTTTACGCTATAGTGTTAGACAATAACGATAGATACTGGCTTGCTGGTATTCAAAACGGTCTTTTAGTCACTGCAGGTTCAATGCAGACAGGACAGGCTTATAACGACCTAAACGGTATATCTGTAACGCTTACAGGTGGTGAGCCAGACGCAACAAGTGAAATTGCTGTATCTACGACTCTTCAAGCTGTATTCTCGGGTATTACGGTTCAGTCCTAATATAATAGCGGGGGGATAAGAGATTATCCCTCTGCTTTTTTTTGCTATTTAAGATATGGCGAAACCAGTTTTTTACAAAACAAGATGGAGTAGTTTTTTAGGTGAACCAAGACCTTTCCTTGAAAAGAAAGTTATTGAGCAGCCTTTCCCATGCTCACTTGTTGATTTTACTTGGTCTTATACAATCCCAACTCCAACTCCTACAAATACGAGCACAGTAACTCCTACGGTTACTTATACTCCAACAAATACTTTAACACCTACAAATACTTCAACTCCTACAAATACGACTACTCCAACTGTTACTCCTTCATTTACACCTGGTGCTAATTGTTGTCCTACACTTGAAGTTGTTGGAACAGGCGCAGGTTATACAAATGCTACAGGAACATATACACTTATTGATACTGCAAGATATGTAGATTTCTATTCTATAAGTGGTGTATGCTCAATTTGTGGCACATTAAGTGGAAACTCTTATTCATTCTGGACTGGTGGAACCGGTGGGGTGAATAATACATATATAATTTATGCTTCTAACTATGACGGACAGTTCCGTATTGTTAGGTCAGCAATATCATCAACATCAAATCTGTTAAATTGTAATGGTTGCACAGATGGATTGTATGGTGATGCTATGAGTGCGAATACACTTTGTAATATTAATGGTTCAATATATCCTTCACCAGCATCTTATTCATTTGCGGGTGGAAATATTACAATATCTTATCCTTGTGTTCCAACTCCTACTCCTACACAAACTCCTACAAATACACCAACTTTAACTACAACACCGACTAATACTCCAACAACTACTAACACACCTACTAACACAGTTAGTCCAACAAATACACAAACTCCGACTAATACGATTAGTCCTACGACTACTAATACACCTACTAATACTACTTCTCCTACACAAACCCCTTCAAATACTCCTTTTGCTATTTGTCCCGAACAAATTGAATTAAATACAAGCTCAACTGGTCTAACAGAGTTCAATGGAACTTATGCAAGGATTTATTCATATTCAGGCGGTTCGTTCCAAAATGTTTGGGCAGTAAGTGGATTACCTTACATTTGGAATTATGATACAAATGATTCTCAAGGTAGAACAGCTGTAGCATATGGAAGAATAAGTGGTTCAACATATTATACATTATTTGCTGTATCTCAACAAACATTCCCTACGATTATAAATGTGTATGGTGTTACTAAAACAACAGGTTCATTTGTTATAGGGGAACAACCTGTAAATGCGGTTTATTTTGTAGATACAAACCCACAAGTTTTAGGAAATGTTGAATATCCAAATACTGGTTTGAGGAATAATAATTTCTATATATCTTATCCTCCTGTTTGTCCGACAACAACTCCAACTCCTACTTTGACTTCTACCCCTACATCTACTACAACACAAACGCCTACAAACACAGCTACGGTTACACCAACCAATACTGAAACACCAACACAAACTCCTACTAATACAACAACTTCAACTCCAACAAATACAGCTACAATAACTTCTACTCCTACTAATACACCGACAGTAACTCCAACTTGTAGTTCAACAACACAATATTTATTCTCTTATGTTGTAGGTGGGGATAAAATAAGATTGAACTTATGGACTGACCCATTCTATAATTTCCCAACTGAAGCCCTTTGTGATTATGTTGTTAGTGGAACAATGGTTGGAAGTTCAGGAACAACTTACTCTGATGTAAGAACATTCCCTACAGGAGACCATCAAATTGAATTAAACTTTACACCAATTCTCCAACCAGGAGAAACTATAATATATCATACAGTTAATTCTGTTAATACTTCGGCTTGCACTTGTCCTGTAGTTGTGGAGTTCACTTATACTCCGCCGACACCTACTCCGACAGTCACACCGACAAATACACCTACAAACACAACAACACCAAGCAATACTCCTTCAGTAACGCCAACTAATACAACGACACAAACTCCTACTAATACTCCAACACCGAGTATTACAGCAACTAATACGCCAACACAAACAGCGACAAATACTCCTACACAAACTAATACACCGACTTCTACTTTTGTAGCATCACAAACTCCTACACCTACTACTACTGAAACTCCTACTAATACCCCAAGTAATACGGCAACAAACACACCGAGTCCGAGTATTACCGCAACTAATACTCCGTCAGTAACACCAACTAATACACCAACGAATACTGCTACACAAACAGGAACTCCTACAAATACACCTACTAATACTGCGAGCAATACTCCAACACCGAGTATTACAGCAACAAATACACCATCAATAACACCAACGAATACTCCAACAAATACATCAACTCCAACTAATACTTCAAGTCCTACTCCTACAAATGTGGAATGGACGCCAGCTCAATTCTGTGGATTATGGGATTGGTGGACAGCAAGTGATGGAGTTAATACTTATGTGAGTAATTTGGTAGACCAATGGTCTGGCTATAATGGTAATGTTCTTGTTAGGTATAATGTATTTGATGACCCAACTTATGATAGTTCTGATTCAAACTTCAACAATCAACCTTCAGTAAGAATGAATCCAAATGGTTTCTTGGGAGACCAAGGTATGTATACAACTTATGATACAATATCAGCAACAAGCAAGACATATTTGATGGTTGGATATGTTGTTGATTCATATGGTGGAGCTGACGAACCTTTGATGGTTATTGGTGAATATGATTTACCTGGATGTATGGGAATGTTGGGAGATGCTAATACTTCAAATTATGAGGCATATTCTAACACAGGAACTGGCGAACAAAATGCTAATGGTGGAAGTTATGTTGAGCCATCTTATCAGTTCTTAAGAATGGATTATAACTATTCAACAGGTGTTAGTAAGTGGTATACTTCAACTGCCAATACCTTCTCAAATGTTTCTATGACTATTAGTGGAAGTTCAGGTCAAGCATTTACTGGTAATACAGCTTCATATATATTAGGTTTAGCTTCTGGTTTTGGTTCATTTGGAAGAACCCCTAAAATAGATATAGTTGAGTTTATTGCTTTAGATTGTATCCCATCTGATACAGAGATAGGATATTTCACAACTTATTTAACGGATAAGTATGGATTAACTCCTCCTCCGACTCCAAGTCCTACTCCGACGAATACAGCGACACCAAGCAACACACCAACTCAATCTGTTACTCCTACAAATACTCCAACACCTTCAGTAACGCCAACGCAAACTAATACACCAACAAATACATCAACTCCAACTACGAGTGAAACTCCAACCGAGACACCAACAGGAACACCAACAGGAACACCAACGGAGACACCAACAGGAACACCAACAGGAACACCAACGGAGACACCAACAGAAACACCAACTCAAACTCCTAATCCAAGTCCTACGCCTTCATCAACACCTACTGGCACAACAACGAACTTCTTACTACAAGAAGATGGATTTGAAATATTACAAGAAGATGGTTCATCAATATTGTTAGACCAGGGTATAGTGCAAGATTTCTTATTACAAGAAGACGGTGGAGAAATATTACAGGAAGACGGAGGCAATATACTTATAGAGTAATAAAAAATAAAATTAAATAAAAAAAATAAAATTATGGCAAACTTAAAAATATCTGAATTACCACAAGTAACTTCAATAAATAATTTCTATGAATTTGCAGTTGTTGATACGGATACAATGACTACTTCAAAGGTCACTATAACTGGTATGACTCTAAACAATGGTAGAGCAAGTATCTTTCCATTATCTAATGATTATAGTTTAGCAGCACCTTATAGTGTTTTAGGTGATGGTAATGAGTTCACATTTACCGCAGATACAATAAATGTTAAAAAATATACAGGTTATGCATGTGTATCAGTTTTTATGAATTACTATACTGATAGTGTTTCTACTGGTTCTACATTTTATGTTGATATAGCGGGTGATAGTAGTGCTGCATTATATCTTCCTGGACATACAGTAGAATATACAACTGTTTCTGTAACATTCAGACCTTTAGATGTAGTGCAAGGTAATAATACCATAGAATTGAGAATGACTTTAGAAAATGGTGTAACTTACTACTTTGGGTCAGTTTATATGTCTGCTTTTGAAATATAAATTAATTTGATATAAAATTATGGCACAACAAATAACAATAGATAGTTTTACTGGCAATACTCCCTTCCGTGTTTTTTATTGTAATTACGACGGAACAGGTTGTGTATTGGTTGGAACATATACTTCCACACCATTAAACTTTATTGTGCCATCACCTTTAGCAGAGGATAATTACCTTATTAAAATTATTGATAATGCCTTGTGTGAAGTTGAGAAGTATGTAATAAATGTTACACTTACTCCAACGCCTACCAACACTTCTACTCCAACTCCTACGACAAGTTCAACTCCACCAGCAACGCCATCTGTAACTCCAACTAATACTCCTACACAAACTAATACACCGGGATTAAGTGCAACACCAACACAAACTCCTACAACAACTCAAACACCTACTAATACACCATCAACTACTCCTCCTTGTAATGCTGCAGATTATTTATTACTAAATGAAACAGCAAGCCCATTATCTTGGACTGCTTTAGATTGTTTCGGTGCGGGTGTAGGTAATACAATAAACGGAGGACAATACGGTAATACTGGTTGTATCCAAGTTGGAACTTTGAGTGAAGGCTCATTAACGATAGTATCAAGCACTCCTTGTTAAAATAAGATATGATTTATTTACAACCTGAAAGTCAAAATCAAGTATTCGTAACTTGTTCTCGTAATAAGAACTTGAGCAATCCTACTTATCTTTGGACGATAAGACATAAGTTGTCTGCACAAAAGTGGCAGTTCATACCTTATAAAGTCCCAAGTTCAGTTCAAGGATACTTACCTGCTTACGATAGTTTCTTGATTGATACTTATTCAGGAACTGCAGAAAACTTTATTGCTTCAGGTGGAACAGAAGTGAACCTCCATTTACTTAATGGAGAATATTACTTAAAAATATATGAGCAACTTTCAACTACAAATCTAAACCCATCTTTATCTTATGATGTGGTTTATGAGGGTATGATGGTTGTAAATTGGGAAATAAACAACGAAGAACCTACTATTTACACAGGAACTTCAGAAGTATTTATAATATATGGCTCGTAAAATAATTCATCAAACATTCAGTATTGATACACTAACGAAGTTTGAAGAGAGAGTAGTTAGAAATCAGCCTTGGGTCTCTTGGGGACAGGACAATATATTCGTTAATGGTTTATACGATTTATTGGACTATTCGCCAATCCACAATGCTTGCGTTAGAAGTAAGATAGACAATGTGGTAGGTCAAGGTTTCGTAAATGATTATAAGGTAAATAACAAGGAAAGATTAAATGATATATTCAGAGATATGGTGTTTGATTACATCATCACTGGTAATATCTTCCTTGAGGTCATATGGAGAGAAGACAGGTCATTAGGACTTGCTGGTCTACATTACATTCCTGCAAAATATATGAGGGTTGGATTACCTGATAATGCTGAACTTGAAATATCAAAGTTCTATTATTGTAGAGATTGGATATTGTTTAAGAAAGCAGGTGTTATTGAGTTTAGTGCATTTGAACCAAAGAACTTTACAGATAGACAGATAATTCAAATTAGAGATAGGAACCCTGCGTATTATGCGTATGGTGCTCCACAATACTTGGCAGTAATAAATGATATTAGATTAAATCACGAGATTACTGTTTATAATTTAGCAAACCTTATCAACGGTGCAAATCCTTCATTATGGGTTCACTTTGCTGATGGTTTCCCACAATCAGAACAAGAAGAAAGAGACATCTTAAGAAGAACAGAAGAAAGATATACCGGTGCACAAAACGCTGGTAAAGTGATTGTTTCTTATTCAGAGGGTAGTGAAGGAAAACCAGACATCACACAGATTAGTTCTAACCTTCAACAAGGTTTCTATCAGGAGGTATTTGAATTAGTCCAAAGACAAATATTATCAGGTCATAAAATCCCTGATGGTTCTTTGATTGGTCTACCCGCTCCTACAGGTTTCAATTCAAGTGCAGAGTTATTGGAGACAGCACATAGATTATTTATGAAGACATCTATTGAACCAATACAGAAGTTCTTGGTAAGAGAATTACAACCTATAATTGAACTTATAAATCCAAATGAAGACATCAATTTGGAGATACAACAAAATACAGTAATATAATGGCAAAAGTATTTTTTATATCGGAAGCCTTATTAAAATCTAAAACTGCCATCAACGATAATGTTGATTCAGGTGAGTTGAGATTTTGTATTGAATTAGCTGAAGACATCAACATTCAAGAAACATTAGGTCAAAAACTTTATGATAGAATACAGGCTGATGTGCAGAGTAATACAATAACAGGAAACTATAAAAAGTTATTAGATGACTATATTGTTCCTGCTACTATTCTATGGGCTTATTATCACGCATTAGACAACTTCCTTGTGAAGTTTATGAATGTTGGTTTAGTCCAAAATAATACAGAACAGGGACAAGCAATTGACTTGAGAACTTTTCAATTCCTAAAGAACAATGCAAGGTCTCAAGCAGAGTGGTATGATGATGCTATGAGAAAATATTTATGTGCTTATTCATCTGACTTTCCTGAATATAACACAGTTGAAATTGGAAAGATATTGCCGAAGCACGGCTCTGCCTTCAGAAATAGTATGGCTATGAAATCTTACCCTTACCTACCCTATTGGTATGGTCCCATAGTTAGAACACAAGGAAGTCATTAAACATACTTCCATCTTTCATTTTTAACTATCCTTCGTATTTCACTTGCCCAAACATCATATTTGCGAGCAATAGCCGAATAACCAAAGTTCTTATCGTTTGGAATTGTATTTTTTCTAATCCAAATTATATCCTCTTTAGTTAGACGACTTCTATTATTACCATTTATTCCTTTTTTCAAAACATCAACTCTATGTTTTTGGTTTTCAGATGCAGTAACCCATTCTAAATTATTTTTATGATTGTTTTGTGGGTTTCCATCAATATGATTGACTTGTGGTTTATTATCAGGATTAGGGATATAATATTGAGCAACAAACCTATGTGGATAAATCCATATGCGGTTTCCACTTGAAATGAATAACTTATTCATAAAATAACCTTTATTAGAAATAGAAGGTTTCATTTTATGTCCTTTTGAATTGAATACATTACCATATTCATCA